AAAATATTGCTTTCGCATTCCCTGCTATAATCATAAAACACGTTATTATGTGGAGTACAATCCAAAAAGTACGGAATGCTAATGCTCTCCGTACTTCCTGTTGCGTAATTGGCAAAAACTCTGGTTTGTCATCATCGGTAACGCCTATTGGCATACCAACAGTTCGGGCCCAAAATTTAAGCCAACTTCTTTGTCCACTCATTACATTGAGTTCTTCTTTTCAATGATTTCTTTTCTGCGATCTTTAGTTAGTTTACCTAAGTCGCCAAGTGCCTTTCTAGCTCTTGTTGCTGCAGCCTTTACACCTTTCTCTTCGAAAGTTGCATGCTCTGCCAAGTAGTTGTTGTACGCTTGTACAATCTCTTCATGTGTCGCCATAATGCTCTCCTGTATTATAATTACAAATTTATTTAATAGATCTGCGTTTAAGGGGTGTTAAAAGTGGTTTAGCTAGGATCGGCAACATTTACGGTATCACTACCTGTTGCGGCATCACCACATGTAGCAAGGTCACCTGCATTAACAACAGCAACTCCGCCAATGAATACATTTTTAGAACCTGCTGTTATAGTTGGTCCGGCATGCTCGCCTGACCCGTGACCTTCTACACTGTCGCCGTTAACAATGACTAGTTCGCTATTTGCGAATACAGTTGATTGGCTTGGAATTAAATCTCCGCCTGCTGTATCATTGTCACGACTAATTCCAGGCATTAAGTTACAATACCTGTAGTTTGTTGGACATACTGTTTTGAAATTTCTTCAAGTGTTATGCCTACTGTCATTACGTTAGTATGCTTAAATGCCATTGACTGGTCATTTGCTGTACTAAACATAAATGGTGCTAGTGCAAGGCCTTGCTGGCCCATTACTATTGCAAATGGTTTCTTAAGTTTGTAACCTGTTTCAGATTCTTCTTCTAATCTACCAATTATTTCTTCACCAGTTGATAGCTTCATTGAAACTACGTCACCAATGCTGTGTGTTTTTTGAATCAACATTATAATGTATATCCTGTGCCATTGAAGTTNGTGTCTTCAATATATTTTAATAAATCTGTGTAGCCACCAATATTCTCACCATTGATTTGTATTTGTGGTACACTCCTTGCGCCTGGTACAGCCTCTAATAAATCTTCCAACTGTACGTCAGTGCCAATCATCTTTACTTCGTAGTTAATATGCATTGCATCTAACTTTGCTTTTGCTTTGTCACAAAACGGGCAGTTTGGTTTGCTCCATACTACAATATTTGTCATAAACTAAATCCTTTAAGTGACTCTTCACTTACATCTTGTTTAATACCGCCAATAACATAAGACTCTACTTCAGTCTCTTGTGGGGCTACCTGCAAGCCTGAACTACTCAACCAATGTGTAGTCCACGGTAATGGGTTAGTATTTACAGGTTGGTTAAAGATTGCATCTAATCCTAATGCTTTTAATCGTCTGTTAGCAATATACTCTACATACTGATTAAGTAGTGTTGCATTAAGTCCAATCATTGAACCATCTTTAAACAAGTACTCCGCCCATGCCTTTTCTTCTTCTACGCAAGTGCGCCACATTTCGTACACTTCTTCTTTACACTCTCTAGCAATCTTAACCATTTGTGGATCGTCTTTGCCATTGCTCCAGTTCTTAAGAACGTGTGTGCTAAGTGCTAAGTGTTGTGCTTCGTCACGTGCAATTAATGAAATAATCTTTGCAGAACCTTCCATTAGTTTTAGTTCGCCAAAGCCAAACGTACATGCAAAGGATACATAAAAGCGAAGTCCTTCTAGGATATTTACATTCATCATAGCCAAGTAAAGTTTCTTTTTGACATCTAGCATACTACCTTCGCCACGATGATTGTAAGCGTCTGCCGCTTGTGTAAATGCATCGTAGTTCTTAGTAACAGCTTCTGCACGTTTAAGAATCTCTTTGTCGTCCAAGATAGTATCAAATACTTCACTTGGATCAGCGTACACATTTTTCATAATATGTGTATACGAACGTGAATGGATTGTTTCAAAGAAGTCCCAAGTAACAATACAACCTTCTAGTTCTGGTAAGGATACGTGTGGCAAAAATGCTAAACACGGACCACGTCCTTGTACACTATCAAGTAATGTTTGATACTTTAAGTTTGCTGTAAAGATATGCTTCTGCTCAGGGCGGAAGTTAGCATAGTCTGCTNTATCTTTCTGCAATGAAACTTCTTCTGGACGCCAAAAATATCCAAGCATCGTTTGGTTTAATTTATCAAACACAGGAAACTTAAATGTATCATATCTCTGCGTGTTCATATCTGCTCCGAAGAACATGTTTTGTTTTGTAAAGTCAACTTTATCAGTGTTGAATACTGTTTTCGCCATTTTAAACTTTCCTTATCCTATGTGTAGCAATGCTACTATCTTTTATTCTATTTGTCAAGAATTAAATTGCACATGCTTCACATTCTTCTTCGTCTATGTCTTGGGTGCCGATTGGTAATTCTACTTTTGCTTCTTCATCTTCCAGTTCACTTGGATCTGTTTTGTAATCATAAGTGTTCTGATAGTAACTAGTTTTCCATCCTAACTTGTAGGTGTTTAGTAAGTCACCAATCATAACACTCATAGGCACTTCATTATTTTCAAAGTGCGTAGGGTTATAACTCCAGTTGCCGCTTATAGCTTGGTCAAAGAACTTCTGCATCACAGCAACAATATTTATATATCCTGTGTTGTTAGGCATATCCCATAACAAGCTGTAGTGGTTCTTTAGAGTTTGGTATTGGGGAACAATCTGTTTAAGAGGCCCCTTCTTCGATTTTTTAGTGGACAAGTAGCCTCTAGGTGGTTCGATGCCGTTTGTGGCGTTTGACACAACGCTGCTACTCTCCGATGGCATCTGTGCGGACAATGTCGAGTGTCTAAGTCCGTGTTCCTGTATGTTAGAACGTAGGCTATCCCAATCATAATTTAACTTTCCTTCTACTACATTATCGACATCTTTCTTGTAAGTATCAATAGGAAGAATGCCGTCGGAGTATTTAGTACGGTTAAAGTAATCACATGGTCCTCGCTCCTGCGCTAAAGTGTTGCTGGCTTTAAGCAAGTAATACTGAAACGCTTCTGATAAGTCATGTACTAGTTTCCATGCTTCTTTATCAGAATACTTAACATGATTCTTTGCAAGGTAATGTGCTAGTCCAATATAACCTACACCTAAACTACGCCTTGCTTTTGTGCTAATCTCAGCCGCTTTAATTGGATACTTTTGATAATCAATAATTTCTTCTAATGCTCTAACAGCCAACTCACATAGTTCTTCTAAGTCATCTAAGTTTCTTAGTGTGCCTACGTTAATAGCACTTAAAATACACAATGCAATTTCACCTTCTGGGTCATCAATATGATTAAGTGGCTTCGTTGGCAATGTAATCTCTTGACACAAGTTACTCATGTAAACTGTATCTTTAAACGAGCTGTGTGTGTTAGCATGGTCTACATTCATAATGTAGATACGTCCTGTTTCTGCACGTTCCTTTACTAATGCACTAAACAATTCCATTGCAGGAATAGTTTTCTTTTTAATGCTTGTAGCACGTTCATATTTTTCATAAAGCTCTTTAAACTTATCTGCATCTCCAAAATATGCTTCATACAAGCCCGGAACATCGTGCGGCGAGAAAAGAGTAATATCACCACCAGATAACAATCTTTCATACATTGTTTTGTTTAACTGTATGCTGTAATCTAACTTACGTACTCTGTTGTCTTCTGTGCCTTTGTTGTTCTTTAGTACAAGGATGTCTTCAATCTCTTGATGCCAAAACGGGAAGTGTGTAGTAGCACTACCGCCACGTACCCCATTTTGTGTACAACAACGTACTGTGCTTTCAAACTTCTTTAGGAAAGGAATGATACCAGTGTGCGCCACTTCGCCGCCACGTATCTTTGCGTTGACCCCGCGTATTCTTCCAGCATTGATGCCAATGCCTGCACGTTGAGCTGTATAGCGGCCAATAGCCATATCACTAGCAAAAATGCTGTCAAGAGTGTCATCACTATCAACAAGAACACAACTTGCAAACTGTCGAACAGGGGTCCTGACACCTGCCATAACTGGGGTTGGAATATTGATTTTAAAAAGTGAGGTCGCATCGTAGTATCTCCTTACGTAGTGCATACGTGTTTCTGCTGGATAATTAGCAAACAATGTTGCCGCAATCATCATATACATAAACTGAGGAGTTTCAAATATTTGTCCATTAGAACGATCCTGGCAAAGGTATTTGTCAACTACTTGGCGTAGTCCTGCATAGGTAAAGTTTTCATCACGCTTATGTCTTATATAACTGTCAAGTGTAGCAATTTCATCTGCTGTATACTTTTCAAGTATCTCAGGATCATATACGTTACGCTTAATGTTAAGTTCAATGTTTTTCTGTAGTGTAATTGCTGTGTACTCGCCAAATACATCTTTGTTTACACCATAACTTAATAGTCTTGCTGCGGCATACTGATAGTTTGGATTGTCCAAACTAATTAAATCATTAGCACTTCTTACTAAAATTTCTTGTATGTCACTTGTTGGCATACCATCATAAAATTGTAAGTTAGCATTCATTTCAATTTGACTACTACTCACGCCGGCTAAACCTTCACAAGCAAATTCTACTACCTTGTGTATTTTATCAATGTTGATGTGTTCTTTTTTGCCGGATCGTTTTACGATCTGAATCCCGTTGGACATATTGTTCTCCTCTATCATTCCTATTAAGTTTTATATTTATTGCAACCCAGACATGTG